CGAACTACAGTACAAGCAAACTCAAAAAATAGGCACTTGGTACGTAACGCCATTTGAAACTAAGCATGATGTTGCCGAACCTTGCGGCTTTCTAATTGATAACTCAGCCGGAGATAGATTGGTCTTCGTCACAGATTCCTATTACGTGAAGTATCGTTTTCCTAATGTTACTCATATGATGATTGAAGCAAATTATTCAAAAGATATCGTTGATCAGAAAATGAGCAAAGGCTTCGATCTCAAACGCAAGGAACGGCTACTTGAAAGTCATTTCGATTTTGATCGGACGCTCGATTTTATCAAATCAAACAAAAGCGATCGACTGCGAGAAGTCTGGTTGTTACATCTATCAGATTCAAATAGCCATGAACAAAAATTCAAAGAGGAAACGCAAAAGTTCGTTGGCGTTCCTGTTTATATAGCTTAGGTGGTGATCCCTTATGGCTAAAGGAGCTTTCCAGACGAGTAGAGAGATCTTTGAAAACCCAATATGGACGGATGTCGTGAAGTTTAGAATCTTCTTTTACATTTATGGAAATGCCGTTTATGCCAAAGAAGGGACAGATATTGCAGGCATTCATTTAAATAGAGGACAGTTTCTAAGATCATATCGAAACCTTCAGAATGATCTTGCTTACATGGAAAAACGAGCATTTAAAACTTATTCTATTTCGACGATCAAAGATAAAATTGATCAACTGGTGAAAGAAAAACGAATCAAAATTGAAGTTACCGATTACGGAACACTATTTACAGTGCTGAACTATGAGGAATACCAAGGGTTTGAGCGTTATAGTAAATCGTTATCCGAACAGCAACCGAACAGCAACCGAACACTATCCGAACAGCAACCGAACAATAATAAGAAAGAGAAGAAAGATAAGAAGGATAAGAATAATAATAATAGTCCTCGCAACAAACGCAAAAAGCGCGTTTATGCGGACGATGACCCTAATAAAATTCTCGCAAAGACTCTATACAAACTCATTCAAAAAAATCAGGACATAAAAGAACCTGATATTGATGCTTGGGCAAATACGATCCGCTTAACGATTGAAGCAGACAACAGACCTGGAAAAGAAGTTCAGGAAATGATTGTTTGGGCGTCTCAGCATGAATTTTGGAGCACCGTTGTTTTGTCACCTTCAAGTTTGCGAAAGAATTTTGACAAAATGAGAGCTCAAAAAGGCAGTGGAAGTGAAAATAAAAAAACTAATCTTCCAGAAAACAGAAAATCAAAATCCAATTCGGAGGTGGAATTTTAATGGAGTTTTGCTAAAAGAAGTTAATAAAACAAATGATCATTGTCAAAAACACGATAAATCGATGGTTATGCTGCGAGGGATGGAGCCATTTTGTACAGAATGCCAAAAAGAAAAGTTGGCTGAAGCTGAACAGACACAAGTTGACGACAGCTTTCAAAAGCATTGGAAAAGAAGAACGGTCGAAGTTTTAGAAAAAGATTCCATCATTGGAGATCCGACGCTCTGGTATGCCGAATTTGGAAACTACAAAACAGACAATAAAGAAACGCAGCTGGCTCTTGAAAAATCACGTATTGCTGCGGGACAGTATCTGGATGGATTGAATCGGTTGAACGTTTTGAAACGAGAGATAAAGATGGCCAAACAGAAGTATGGCGGTAATTCAGATCAAGTGAAGGAATTAAGTGCCAGTTTACGAGTTCTGGATCGCCAAACGAGCTTTAATGTGATTTACACAGGAGTTCCCGGAGTTGGAAAGTCACATTTGGCCATGTCAATTTTGAAAGCTATAAACGCAAATGCCAAACCTTATGTGAGTTGCTTATTTGTGTCGATTGCTGATGTCATGCGTCTGATCAGAGATAGTTTTAGCAATCCTAAAAGCATTTACACTGAGGAAAATATGGTGCGTCTGTTAAGCGAAGTAGATTTACTGGTACTAGATGATCTAGGAAGTGAGTCGACTTTTCAGAGTAAAAACAATGAGGCAAGTGAGTACAATCAAAAAGTTTTGTTCCCAGTCCTAAATGCTAGGAGTCGAACGATTATCACAACGAATCTTGATAGCAACTCTCTGGAATTGATTTACAATTCCAAAATTGTCAGCAGGATTTACAAGGGCGTTGATGGAAATGTAATTAAATTTACACAAGCAACTAAAGATAAACGAAGCAAAATACAATTCTAACATGCAGGAGGAAAAACAATGAAATGTCTTTTATGTAGCGACCAACGAATTATCTGGACAAAAGCACCGGGGATTGCTCGTTGCGAACCATGTCCGATTTGCAATAAAAAAGTTTCGGATAAAAATCAACTCAAGAAAAACAAGGCGGTGCGATAAATGGAAATATTCTTTATCGTACCAGGGGAACCAGTACCACAAGGGCGACCTAAATTCACTACGAAACCATTTATGCGTGCTTATGATCCACCAAAATCATCAGCATATAAGAAGTTAATTGCTTCGCATGCATCAAAGGTCAAACCCTCCACACCTTTGGAAGGAGATTTGTACGTAAAAATCGATGTGTACAAAGGATCGTTAAAAAGTTTCAGCAAAAAGAAAGCCGATCTGGCTGAGGCGAAGTTATTAAGACCTAGAACTAAACCAGACGCGGACAACTACGCAAAAGGGCCGCTTGATGCATGCAAAGGGATCATTTGGAAGGACGATGGTCAAGTAGTCGATTTGTCGGTCAGTAAATATTACTCAAAAGAACCGAGAATAGAAATCAGTATCTGTGAAATATCTGCTGTTCAAGAAACTTTATTTTGAGGAGGGATTGGGTGAACGAAGAAGTAGCTCAAGTTGAAGCAGAAATATATCATATTATTGCTGAAAATGATTTTCCGGTTGAAGTGTTGAACGATGTTTTTCATCGATTGAATTGTTGTTCAGATACTGGATATGCAAAACAGCAATTGCGTTATTTACAGAATTATAAAAGACAAATTTTAGATAAGGAGAACAAATAAATGACATTAGAATTCAATGCAACAGTACGTGATAAAGGATTGGGAAATGATGATAAAAAGAAAATATTGCTCGAGGTACCTATAAGTGAATTAAAAGGGAAAGTCGAAGAGCTAACGCAGTTGACCAACAAAGCAGTCACGATCCAAATCATTCCTCAATACTATCGCTATACAGTTCCATTCGACAAAAGCGCCAATGCAGCAACACAAGAATACATTGTTAACAATGATGGCACTATTGATTTTGTCAAAAAAGAACAAACACAGCTTGATGTTGATGATCAAGGAAACATCGATATTGAAGATCGATGTTTCGAGGTAACGAAAGAAATTGTTGACGAGTTTATCAGAGCAGCGAAATCACTTGAATTTCCGGGCAATATCAACCCTCGAAGCGTGCTGATCAGAATCGAAGACGGTGAACCAATTGAAGAAATTGCCCAGGACTACGAAATGTCTGCAATCACTGTCTTGAATGAACTTGAAAAAGCTCGCGAATATTATGCACCGTATGCAGCTGCTTGGGACAAGAAACGCAATGAGGTTATATTCCAAGATAATGATTCGGAAGAAACCGAAGATTCTGAGCCCTCAGACGAAGCTAGTGAAGATTTAACCGATAAAACGGATGATGAGGCCGAGGTGGAAGAAAAGCCCTCAGAAGGCGAAACAGATGCTGAAGAAGATATTCCGGGAATTGACGAAGAAGCAGACGGTGATCTGTTAGGGCAATCTGATCCATATGGAAATGAGCCACCAGAAGACGAAGCAGACCCATACTGATTAGGGATATCAAAATGGTCTGTTTGAGATGTAAAGGTGAGCGAATAATTTGGATGAAGGATAAATATGGCCGGGCAGTAGCGAAAAGCTGCCCGGTATGTAACAGAAATGGCTTAGCAGTTAAAAAAGAGATGAGGGATCTTGAACGTGAGCACCAAAAAAGGAGTTATTGAGGTTTTTTGGACAAATGTCCATTGGCATGCGGAAAATAAAAACATCAAAATGTCGGAACTTGTTAACGGAAAGACGACTGCAGCGAAAAATAAAACTGCAAATATTATGTTGCGACGTGTCCAAGAAATTGCGGATATTCTTGAAATTGACGACTACGCTATTTTGTTCGAGGAAATTGAACCAACGGAGGTAAACGAATGAACGAACTATCAGTAATTGGTTTTGTTTTTTGCGTGATCGTTATTGTAGTCGCCGTAATTATTTGTAAAAAAGCATTAAATGATGAATGACTTTTTCCTAAGAGTAAGAAGTAAAAAATAGGGGGGAAGCAATGAGAAATAAATATCCGGGTTACTGCTATCGTTGTAGTGGATACGTTGAAAAAGGTAAAGGGCATTTTGAAAGGAAAAACGGTCATTGGAGAATTCAACATGCAGATTGCGCGATCAAATACCGAGGAACTAACATTCAAGGGAATGGAAAGCAAGTAAGTAAGTGACAGATTTTACCAACTAGGTAGTATGTTCAATAACCTTTACGACAAGGATAGTTTTTTATATGTCTGTTATAAAATAAAGTCTTTGAGTGAGCCTTAAAAAAAGCATCATAAATATGTGAAGGAATTTCAGTATAGGTGTATATGCTAGCTTTAAAATCAATTCGTAACTCCTTTAGTATCGGGTCATAACCAATTGCAATAAATTGTTCTCTACGGATGGGTATCATATCCATATTGATATTCCTCCTCTATAAATAATCTATATAGAGAGTTTATTATGACTAATGCGTAAAAGAGTACTTGGACTATATTATCGTCAATAAAAAAGTTGGTTATCCACCAAAATAACCAACTGAAGGAGTGAAGCCAATTGGCAATTTACGGAGTATATGAACGAGATCAATTCGTTTTTGAAGGAACGCCACAAGAGGTGGCTAAGCGACTAGGCATCAAGATTGACACTGTTTTGTGGTATAGCACGCCGACTGGGATTGCGAGAATGAGCAAACTTAAGAAGAGACGGCGTGAGATTGTGAAACTGGAGGATTAGATTATGAAAGATGAAGATGTAGTTTGGCTTTATAGAGTTTTTGATACAAGTGAGATGGGAAAAGATGAACTTCAAAAAGAACTAGATAAATTTTCAAATAGCTTAACACCGCATGAAATTGCACACAGTGATGGACATTTATTGGTTGTAAGGTTTCAATCAGCGCTTAATCGAAATGCTTATTTAAAAGCTGCGGCTAATACGATGAGTTTTGGTGCATAGTTAGCTATCCGACGAAATAGCTGAAAAATATTATATCAACATGTGCAATGTTAATACTTTGCCTATTTCGTAAAAATATGACAACAGGAGGTCAGCACGATGCTGAACATGAAAGTTCTTGATTATCGAATCATTAGTGATGCAAACCAAGTCACTGTAAACAAAGTACGACGAAACGATCAGGAATCGATTTTGATGGTTACTGATAAAGACGGCACGCAAAGAGAGTCGCAAGGACTTGTGGGGCATTACAGCAACCTAATGAAAGCTCTCGTAGCCATACAGCGTGACTACGTGCTTTCAGAAGGTACGGATATACAAACAGTAAAGGAATATAAAAAAGAGCTAGAAACAATCACTAGCACGCTAGAAAACAAATTGGAGTTAGGAGAGAAATTTTAAATGGGAAAGACAAAATCCAAAGTGAAAAAGAAAAAGCGTCGGCTCCAGCAAAAAGCAGAGGCGAACGGAACCGCAAAAAAGAAATAAAAAAAGCCACTCTCCTGAGGGTAAGTGACCACTGACATGATTATTTTACCATAAAAGGGGTGGCGTTTGTGAGATTTCAGTGGCTTAAAAATTATCAAGACCTAGAAGAGCAAATTCTCTTCATGAAATGGAATCTTAACAAGAGTAGGTTGGAATTAGATCGATGGGTCAACGGTGACTTGGCAAACGTGCGCCTTGAAAAAAATTCAAGATCATCATCGTTGGAAGAAAGCATCAGAATCATAGAGAATGAACTGGAACTGCTCGAAAAAGATAAAATTGAACTGATGGAATTGATTGACTCGTTCAGTGGAGCAGACAATCAGATTGTAAAGTTAAAGTATATTGATGACATGGATGTTTACGATATAGCAGATGAGACAGGATACAGTGTGTCGTACATCCGCAAAAGGCATACTGAGATTCGCAAGACATTGTCATTTGTTGATGAGTATGAGTCACGGCGAGAGGACCGCTTAAAGAAGCAAGAAGAAATTGATTATTATTCTATCGATCAGGATCAGTTGAGCTTGTTTTGACATTGTCACAAAATGCGACCTCAAAGCCTGTGTATATTTCTTGATTTAAACGGGTTATAGTAATAGCGTAGAAGAAACGGAGAGACGGTTATTGGACTACTCACACTAATCCAAATACCGAAAGGGGGCAAATCCCTCATCGCTTTACTTCTTTGACGGATAAACAAAGACAGCACAATTTTTTGAAAGAGGTGGATTATCTCATTTTGAAATTCGCTAGTGCTGTCTTTTTGTTTTATACTCAAAGTAAATATTCTTTTTCTAAAGGATTATTTTGTGAGGGAAATTATGGAAGGGTGAATTATAGTGAAAAATTGCTTGTTAGTTTCGGAACTAGGTGTTTTCAATAAAAAATTCTTTGATTCAATTATCAAATGGGAAAATTATGGCATGATTCCCGAATTAAATGAGCCAGAACTATATTATGAAAAGGATTATGGTGACTTCAAAATTAGCATTTTTGATGATGAGAGTAGAGAAGTATTTATTATGAAATTTAGCGAACCAAACGATAACATAGTACAAGGAACAGGTATCGAGCTAGTAAGATTAAATACTCTAGTTGACACATATAGAAACAAAGGATTGGCTAAATATTATATGAGTTTGCTAACAGATTTGTGCATAACAAATAGGATTTCATTAATAAGTGTTATTATTGGTACAGACAAATCAAATCATGATGGTTCTGAAATCATTGAAATGGATAAGGAAAGACTTAAAAAATTCTACAAAAGTTTCGAAAGAATAGAGTTAAAAATTATTGCCAAATAAACTACCTCGTAAAGGATGGATTAGCATGTTATCTAAAGTTTCCGACGGTGCCGTACTTGCAGCAATTATTTCTGCGTTGGTTAGTATGGTCGTTCTGGCTGGGCAAAGAAAGCAAAATAAGAAGTTAATAAAAGCTAATGTGATTGTTCAACAAAGAATTGAATGGATGGGGAAAGTTAGGGAATTAACTGCTGAATATATAACTGAGATTTCCAAAATTAACTCAATATTATATTTCTTGCTTAATGCAGTAGACGCTGAGAATAAAGATGAATATAAAAAAATAATGAACGAATTTATACAAGTAAGAAACAACTCAAATGATTTATATCTGAGACTATGTCTTTATTTTAATAATGAAGAAGAGCATTCAAATCTGATTAATTTAATGAAGGATTTCCAAATAGAGTTAATAAAATTTATAGAACATGAAAAGAAAAGTGAGGGGCTAAATCCATCTTACATTTATGAGTTTGCTCCTAATACGGACGGTTTGCAAATGATTATGATTAATGAAATTAGGAAGTATTTAAAGGATGAATGGGAGAGAGTAAAGGAAGAAGTAAATTAGAGAAACAAAACTCAAATAAATTTGACAGCGAGGTGGTGTGTATTGAATGCCTAGAAAAAGAGACCCTAGGCGAGATGAAGCTTTCGAAATGTTTAGAAAAGCCAACGGGGGTATTAAGAATCGAGACATAGCTGAACAATTGAATTTGCCTGAAAAAACAATTGGATCTTGGAAGTCAAAGGACAAGTGGAATCAAAAATTGAATGGAGTACTCCGAACAACTGAACGGAGTACTTCAAATAAAAAAGGTGCTCCGAAAGGCAATCAGAACGCTGTTGGAAACAGAGGTAATAGTCGGGCGTCACCGCCAAAGAAAAACAAAAATGCTTTGAAAACTGGTGAGTATGAAACAATTTTTGAAGACTTATTATCTGATGAAGAAAAGGACATTTACTCAAATCTGAGTGATGATCCTTTTTTTGTTTTATCTGAGGAAATTAAATTGTTAAAAATCAGACAGCGGCGAATGATGCAGCGGATTAAAGATGCAGAGGAAGGTCTTGATCAAGAAGAAATAGAAAGACTCCAGCAACTAAGGAAAGTTAAAGAACCAACAGTGATCGATGGCAAAGTTGTAACGATAAAACGTGAGGTTCTCAAGGATGTACAAATCACGAGGAAACAATTCAGAAGGATTGATAACATACTAGCCATTGAGGACGCATTGACACGTGTCAGTACTCAATTACATCGTGCGGTTAAACACCTGGCTGAATTATCAGTAAATGATAAAAGAAGCGATTTGATGGAAGTGCAGATTCAGAAAATCAAGGCAGAAACAAAAGAAATAGGTTGTGGGGCTAAGAATGATGAGGTTGAAGATTGGAAGAAAGCTGTTATAGCGGCTGCAAATAAACGGGCGGTGAGCGAAAATGAATAAATCATTTGTTCCTTTTGCTGATATAGGTGCTGCCATTGAATATTACTATGATAAGCCAGTTGCATTTTGCGAAGATATATTGCTTTTAGATCCAGATGATTGGCAAGAAAATGTACTGAATGATCTTGCGAAGTATTCAAAAGTTTCTGTGCGATCGGGTCAAGGAGTTGGGAAAACTGCTTTAGAAGCCGGAGCGATTCTTTGGTTTCTTACTTGTAGACCCTACGCTAAAGTGATTGCAACCGCACCGACAATGAAG